ATTATTTTACAGAAAAAGTCTCACATACCCGCCGATACCCAAATAGAAGAGTATCGGCTTTTGTATTATAAAAGGGCATCTATAGTATAGACACCCTTATTTATGTAGCGGTTATTCTGCTTACTATTCCCTTTTCATTGAGTTCATTAAGAAGTTCGTAAATATTATTGACTTCCCTTTCTATCATTTGCTCCAAAAAAACAGAGAGCCTCATCTAATGTCTCTGGGGTCGGCTTTGCGTCTTCGTTTCCTTTTGCTGATATCCTTACACATGCTAAATTATTGACAGCAAGTTTATTGTTGATATTGATTCATAAATAGCGTTATTGATTTCAATTATATCCATGATTGTTCATCCTTTCGTGAATATATGAGTTTAGCAATGGGCGTTTTTGGTTTTGTCTTGGATCCCCAAGAGGTAACCGTACATAAAGGCGTTTTCGGCACCTTTTTGAGAATTACAAGTGGCTTTGTCATCGTAAAGACCAAAACCAATTTCATACAGTTCTTTTATGATTTCTTTATTCCGCTTTACCTTCCAACTAATACGAAGGCTTTTAGCTTGCTTTAGCAGTGATACAGCTTGATTATGAAGGTCTCTTTCATTGCGAGCTTTGCGCCAGTCACTATAGATTCTTGATAAAATATCTTCTGATTTTTCGTCGGTTAAAGATAAAAATTTGTCAAACAATTTTTCGGGCAAATATTTTGATTGCATGATCTTTTTGATAAGGTCGATTATTTCATCTACATGCTCTAACTCTTTGTTGACGATGATCCATTCTTTCATGGAATCGACAATAACAAAATTTTCAGTGGATGTTTTGTAAATATGTTCCAAAATAAAACGCTCTTTAGATCCTAACTCCTGAGGAAGAAGAGCAATTATATGTGGAATGTCGCTGGTTATAATCTTTTTCATTGTAAAATCTCCTTTCATTTTTTGTGGGAGGATGTTACAATAAACATGCTCCCTTTAATTTGAGTGGTGTCTTATTATAGGGTGTTTGGCTTTATAGTATTTGCGGTACTATAGAGCCTTTTTCTTTTCTACAATCAAACTGCATCCTTCCTTTCTTAGATTTTATTTATGGCATCTAAAAGAGTTTCGATTTCAAAATGCGTATATACTTGTTGTGTTACGCCTTGCCCCTTATGCCCTACTATCTTTTTGATCAAGCGTTCATCTACGCCAGCCTGCGTTAAAAGAGACACACAGGTATGTCTACAATCATGTGGTCTGTGTTCCATGCCTACTTGCTGCATTAACGGTTTCCAGTAGCTATCGTAGTAGTTATTGTACGAAAACGGTTGTCCATCTGGTGTGCTTACGAGATAGGAACAGTCATTTTTATGAAACCAGTGTGTAAATAAAGGCAACAGCTTATCATGAATGGGTACTTTGCGGATACCAGCTTTTGTTTTTGAGGCTATTACATCAAACCAACGTCCATCAATATTTACATTTTCTTTCTTTAGTTCCAACAGCTCGGAAATACGAACACCGCTATAAATAAGCATTAGAATAATGCTGAAATATTCATTTGTGCTTTCTATCTTCCAGAGTTTATCAATTTCCTTTGTGGTGAAAGGCTTTCTATCAAGGGCGTTAGGATTTCCGGCTTTCTTAATATCTAAATACTCTGTTTTATTCCGATCAGGAGGGATAATGTCATGGATAACAGCATACTTGAACAGCATACCAACCAGAACCTTATATTTTCGCAGGGTTGGAAAGTTTTTACCGGAAGTATCAGCGATGTACTGCAGATCATCCAGAGTGATGTCTACAAAACGCTTACTCTGAATGGGTTCACACAGCTTATAAGAGGCTTTGTAGCCTTTGATATTGCTTTCGGATACTGTAGGGTAGTGTTCATCAGACCAACGCTCATAAACCTCTTGTAATGTGATTTTAGAGGTTTCTAGGTCAAATGGTGATTTGCGGTAATCCGCTAGTGCCTCTAGGGCAAGTGCTTTTGTTTCGTAATACCCGATAGTTTTTCTTTTCTGTATGAATTTTCCTGTTTCTGCGTTCCTCTGCCAACGCTCAGTAATGATTGCCCGATAGGGACATCGGCGTTTGCCAGATAACTTGTATACGGAGCCGTAGCCATTAGGTAATTTCATTCTTATCGCTTCCTTTTGCCTTTAATTGAGCATATTCAATAACTGTTGCTGGAATTGCAGCCTTATTTTTCTTAAAATATGCAAGCAGATTATCAATGTCTTGCGTTTCAATACAGAAGTCAATAACGGTTTTCCACATATTCTTAGTATGGGAATGATTTAATGTATTGAATAATTCTATGTCATTGTCTAGGACATTTAAGGCATCTCGCAAAAGTTGTTCGGAGCGGTAATAATGATAATTTTTATTTTCATCATTGCTTAGTGTAACTTTCTTGATAAATTCATCTGTAATTTCAATCTTGTGAAAGAGGTAACTGTTTCGGTATATATATGCCTCCATAATTTTTAGTAATGCTTTTGATGAAATTAGTTTGTCTGTAAATGTGCGTTGAAAAGCTGAATATTGTTTTAGTTCGTTCAGTGATTTATCTGATAATCCAGTTACCGAACTAATTGCAAGTGCTTCTCTATCTGTTGAAGATACATTTGTAAAACCTAACAAGTAATCAGAGGTAGTATTGAAAACCTCGCAATATCCGTGCAGTTCATATTCTGAAACATTCCTTTTGCCTGTTTCAATTTTTCGAATAGCATTATCTGTTAGTGTTGAATAGCCTTTTGCTTTGAAAATCTCGGCGAGATTTTTTGTTGTGAGCCTATAGCCTTTTTCTGTAAACTCAAAATCTTCGCGTATTTTCTTGTAACGATTTTCCAAAATAACACCTCACATTTCAAAGTTCCAGCGATGGAACATTCAATTGTTAAAGTTAAAAAAATCAGAACTTAGCACAAAACAACATCAACAACGGCTAGTGTGATAATATGCTTATATCAGAACAAAATATTTAATGTTCTGATATCAGAATACCACTTACAAGGAAATCTGTCAACAACAATTCGTGGTAAGGAGGTGATAACGTGAATAACAAGGAAATTCGCGACTATGCGAAAGCAAAGAGGATCAAGCTCTGGCAGATTGCAGCGGAGCTGGGCTTGAATGATGGAAATTTTAGCCGCAAGCTGCGTTTTGAATTGTCAGCGGAAACGAAGGTGCAAATTTTTAGAATCATCGACGAGTTGTCGGAAGTAAACGCGAAGGAGGCGAAATAAATGGCGAATTATAAACGCGGAACAGTACCGCTTTCTGTAGCGGCTAAGGTTTTGAGGGTAGATAACCAGACTTTAAGACTACTGCTGCAGAATAAACTAGTTGATTTCGGGGTGGCTTTTAAGAGACCGGGGTCAAGGCAATTCAGCTACCTCATTTTCGTGGAGCCGTTTTTTCGGTTAACCGGTTATCGTTATTCAGGATCGGCTAGCGATCAATCCCTACCAATTGTGGGAGAGAATCAAGGAGAGGAGAGAGGTGAGAGGGTGTGACAAAAATTATTTTAAAGCCATTGCGGCGTGTGTCACAGTTAAAGAACCTGACAGCTAGTAATTGCATGATGCGTGGATTCGACAGGGACGCGTTTGAATTAACGTTTCAGGTTGGCTGGAAGGGCGGAAAGAAGGTTCTGCAAGATTTGGTAATCTTTTTTGAGAAGGGGACTTCTGCTGCTTACATTTCGAAGCCTTATATGGAAGAAGGTGTTCGGGGTGAATTTTGAGTGTATTTTGCAGCACTTTCACGTTACCAGTCGTAGGGGTGATAGATATGAAACCACCGATTAAGCCACTGCTGGAAAATTATTTTTGTGCGGCAAAAATCAAAAAGTCTTCAGATAAATTTTTATTTCTTGTCAGTGATGCAGATTTATACGTCCATATTATTTCTGTGGGGTTTAGGGCGATCTGTCTGGAGAATGAGGTAGATGTCGAGGAATTTATTTCACGCATGGAGGTTTATCTTTGCAGGGGAACACAGCAGGCCGACTATATATATGTATTATGTTGTGCTACGAAAAAGTGCAATGACAAAATAAAAGATTTCTTTTCTGTAAATTTTTTGAACTTTCACGAGGGATGGTCGCTGTTTAGAGGAAAAGAATACCTGCGTAGCTTTGAGCACGGGCAGGCGTTGATAGAAACTTTGAATAGTCTTGTGACGCGCTACGAACCGCAGGAACAAGAGTTATACCTAGATTCGTTTCATCATATGAGGGACGGACAAAGCGGTGAAACGGGGGCTACAGGGGCATTTGATAGTCGGATTCGTGAACATTTGCTTCGATACAATCATATTTTCGTGTGTGGTTGTCCCTACGTCTATCGAGATGGTTTTTATCAACCTGATTTTTCTGGGACTAAGCTGAAATCTCTCATTGAGGGCTACCTGTATCCCAAATTTCAGAAAAGTCAAACCATCCGTCAGATTTACAATTTGATTGTTGAAACCGACAGCATACAGCGGAGGTTTGATGATCTCAATCAGTATCCAGATACCCTTATCAATTTTCGAGACTGTATGGTTGATGTCAGGACAATGGAGGAAATCCCGCATAGTCCGGAATTTTATGCCATCAATCAGATTCCATTTTCGTGGAAGGAAATCAAAGTCACTTCTAGTGGAACAGAGATCGAAAAATTTTTCGATTTTATCTTTACATCTGCTGATGATCGAAAAATGTTTCTGGAATTTGTTGGACTATGTTTTACTAAGGACTCTAGTCAGCAACGTTTTTTAACGCTGTGCGGTGTTGGTGGGACTGGAAAATCTGTTTTGATTCGGCTGGTTGAAGCGGCAGTTGGACGGGAAAACATATCTAATGTTTCCTTACAAGAACTATCTAAGCGTTTCAATACTTCTCTTCTCGTCGGAAAACTGCTGAATAGCTGTGCCGATTTATCCGCTGAGATGCTAGACGATGCTGCTGTCATGAAGAAGCTATTGGGCGAAGATAGACTTTTCTCTGAGCGTAAGGGGGAGAACGGGTTTATGTTTTCTAGCTACGCAAAACTACTGTTTTCGACTAATGCCCTACCAATTATTCAAGGCGAGCGAACCAACGGCTTTTATAGGCGGTTGATGATCTTGAGGATGGATAGGCAGCCCAGAACGATTGACACAGGGCTATTTATAAGACTGGAAGCGGAACTTCCTTATTTCATCAAACTGGCTGTTCAGGCTTTGCATGAAATGTACGCAAGGGGTGGGGTCATTACAATTTCTTCAAATTCTGAGCAGGCTGTGCGGCAGATGTGGAAAGACGGCGATGTTGTGCAGGCATGGTTAGATGATTGTTGTACTTTGGAAGCTAAGACAAAAACTGACCGAGCAAAGTTATTTTCTGATTTTGAAGGATATTGTTCCCGAGAAGATAGGCAGGCGTTGTCGAAAAATGGATTTTATAAAGCCCTGCGGAGCAAGAATTTTACAGAGGTTTCTGTTCATGGATATTCCCATTTTCAGGGTGTAAAAATTGGAAAAACTTTCACCCAAAGTACCCTTGCAAATGTAGAAAACGCCACCCTTGCAAGTTGTTCGATGGTATCTGCAGATGAATCAGAGGATTGTCCATTTACATAAATCGAATTTTGGGGGTAATTCGGGTGTGGATTAGGTGAATCTTTTTTTAAAATCTACACCCCGAAAAATACCTGTAAATCAGCGTTTTTCACTCTTTGGGTGTAAAAGGTGTAAGTTTTTATAAATTTTGGTGATGAATTGAAAATAAATCATAGAGAGAAGAAGTCGGAAAAAAATACACTTTCTTCACCCTATAGCTAAATTTTATCATAATCTATTGATTTTAGAAAGGAGCTTTCAATATTGGATTATTACAACATGTACAGGGATATTTGGCTTTTTCATAAGGAATTTGTAGATAGAATTTGTGGGGACGATGAATTTTGGAGGGAAGTGGTAGAAAAGGGCGGTGTTTTATCAGCAAAGTACAATCATTGTGCGTTTATCACGGGTTTGCTGGTAACGGAGTTAAATGAATTTGAGCGAATTTATAAGGAGGTAGGAAATGATTAAGTACCACAGATATATTAACATCATAAAAAGGAAATGCTGCAATGCACCGGAAGGAGGTGAATGAAATGAGCAGAGGAAGCTATCCGCAGTCAGGCTTAAATGAAATATCAGCGGCGGCAGTGCAGGACACAGTCAGATGTCTTTTGGATTTAAGAAATCAGGGGAAACCGCAGAGCAACGCAGAACTGAGACAACGCATTGATGATTATTTTTAATTCTGTCAGCGATCCAGTATGCGACCGGGGGTTGAAACACTTGCACTAGCAATCGGCGTTAGCCGTCAAACGGTATTTCTCTGGTGCAAGGGGGTGAATTGTGATGCAGAAAGAACAGAGATTATGGAAGATGCACGGGCGGTAATCAATGGTTTTATGGAACAGTGTATTTTATCTGGAAAAATAAATCCTGCAAGTGGCATATTCCTTATGAAAAACTGGATGGGATATAAGGATACAGTATCCATAGAAGAAGGGGTACAAACCACAGAACCAAGGAGAGCATTGACCGCTGCGGAATTGCCAAGATTGACCGCATACAGCAAACAGACAGAACAAGATTAACAGGAGGTATCTTATTATGACGTACAGAGTTTCATTAAATAGCATTGTAGAAAATTTGGAGAGGTACTGCAAGCATGTAGACAGTCTTTGCGCATGCTATAAAGCGGAGCAGAAAAAGCTAGAGAAAGATTTGCAGAAGATGCAGGGCACATATACAGATGGATACATTCAGCAGACAAAGAAAAACTGGAAACCAGATATTGATTATGCTGCTGAGATGCAGAAAAAGAGAGAGCAGACCAAAACGATTGTTCAATTTCATCTAAAATCCATAAAAAAGAAGATGGATTGCTTTTATGGCGGGATTTTGAATATGGAAATCGCAAACAAATTGACTACTGCAAAAGCTATGGGTATTAAGTTGACTATGAAAGAGATTGAGGGGTTACGAGAACAGGCGAAAAGCTATTTCGACAGAAGGGTGATTGATACATACGCGATCGAATGTGGCTATGTGAATACTTCTCCTTTGCCAGATATGGATAGTGCAGCAAGAGCCTTTTGTATGCTTGAAGGGGCGGCGAAGGGATGTTTAGACCGTTATTGTGGCAAGGACGCTTACTTGTATGATTATGTCGGGGACACATCATTGCTTGCACAGAATGATAGAACAATAGCAAAGGCGATCTGTACGGGTGCTGACAGCATTATTCGAAAAGATAATGCAACGATAAATAATATTGTCTGTATTATGAATAAACTGGAAGAGATCAGCGACAGCAAAGAAAAGGAAGCATTAACAGAAAGCGACATTGCCTTTATTAACGCTATATTACCTGAGTCCGATTTTAAAAAATATCCGGAGTTGGCAAGAAAGCAGGCAGTTGAAATTGCAAGGGCAAATGCAGATGTTGCAGTCCTGCTTGCATTGGATAGCCGTTACAGTGATGCAGTGACAAAGGCATTGCAGGAATAAATAGAAGGGGCAGCATAGTCGGATATGATAGTATCAAATTAAACCTTTTTAAAATAGTATCAAAAAGGTATTGAATTTTACTGTTTGTGTGATATAATCATAGTATCATATTAAACGAACGCATAAAATAATACTATTGGGGGGATAATGATGATCATATATGGCTATGCCAGAATATCAACGATGAAACAAAATATAGGCAGACAGATTGATAATATCAAGCGAGAATATCCGGATGCGGTTATTATTATGGAAGAATATACAGGGACTACTACAGACCGTCCAAAGTGGAATAAGCTGATTGAGCATGTTAAGCAGGAAGTATCAAAGGGAACAGAAATAACGATTGTGTTTGATGAGGTATCCAGAATGAGCAGAAATGCAGCAGAGGGTTTTGAGAATTACAAGATGCTGTATGATATGGGGGTTCGATTGGTTTTCCTGAAAGAACGGCATATAGATACTGATAATTTCAGACAGGCTTTGCAGTCTAAAGTTGCTATGACAGGGACAGACATTGACTGTATTCTGCAAGGAGTGAATGAATACCTTATGATACTGGCAAAGCGGCAGATAGAGATTGCGTTTGAAACAGCACAGGCGGAGGTTGATTATCTGCATCAACGCACGAGTGAGGGCGTAAGAAAGGCGCAGGCAGCAGGAAAACAGATCGGTCGCAAGGCTGGGACTACGGCAGGCAATGGCTTTAGAGAAACAAAGAAAGCCTTACAGGCAAAGGAAATCATTCAGAAACATAGCAAGGATTTCAGCGGCACCTTATCTGATGTAGAGTGCATGAAATTAGCAGGCTTGGCAAGAAATACATTTTATAAATACAAAAGAGAATTGAAAGCAAGATGATAGAGATTAAGGCTATGCAAATACGCATAGTCTTTTTCATTTGTTCCGCTGTATCAATGGGAGAGGGGGTCTGAATACGATGCATGAGCCGCCCTGCTAAGTACCAGAAATATCCGCAAAAATAAAAAAGAGGCTTTTTAAGATGAAAAAAGCATATATAATAAGGAAGGTTTACGGTGTTTGAAAATGGTGGAGCGTGTTCTTTCATAACACACCTGTAGCACACAAAGTAGATTAAAATCCCTGTTTTATAGGAATTTCAGTTCTCCAAGAGATAATTACGCGTTTCAAAAAGCATTTACAGAAATCCTCAAAACCTTGTGTTTTGGGGATTTTTTACTTGGCATTTTTTCCGAAAGGGATTAAAATTCTGTTATAAAAGCGTTCAAAGCCGACAAATCCTATCAAAAATATTGACGGGAAAACAAAAATAAGTTAAATTACTTATGTAAAGTATACAGGTGCAGAGGCACTTTCTCAAAGATTTCAATGACTTCGGAGGGATATATGTGACGAAAGAGCATGGAAAGAAGAAAAACAGACTGGAAGGTATCGCCCGTTTTATTGTAGAAAAACGCAAGGCGATTTATTTGATTTATATTTTACTGGCGATTTTTTGTTGCTTCTCCGCAGGATGGGTTTCGGTAGACAACACGCTGACGGACTATCTGGCGGATGATACGGAAACGAGCCGCGGCCTCAAGCGGATGGATGAGGAATTCATTACCTACGCAACGGCGGAGGTCATGGTGGATAACATTTCGTATGCCGATGCGGAGGTGCTTTGCGATACTCTGGAGGATATCGAAGGGGTGAAATCCATCACCTTTGATGATACAACCAAGCATTATGTGGATGGGGCGGCGCTCTTTTCCGTTACCTTTGACGGAGAGAACGACGATCCGCTTTGTGAGGAATCCTTACATAAAATCGAAACGGAAATGCAGGACTATGATGCGTATATTTCTGCGGAGCTGGGCAACACCAAGGCGGAAACCATCGCGAAGGAAATCAATGTTGTTATGGTGCTGACCTGCGGCATTATTCTGGCGGTGCTGCTGTTTACCTCTCGTACCTATATGGAAGTACCCGTTATGATTATGACCTTTGGCGCAGCGGCGATTCTGAATAAGGGGAGCAACTTTATGTTCGGGGAAATCTCCTTCGTTTCGGACTCCATTGCGATTGTATTGCAGCTTGCGCTGGCGATAGACTATGCGATTATCCTATGCCACAGATATATGGAGGAAAGAGAGAGTAGCGAGCCGATGGATGCCGTTGTTGCGGCGCTTTGCAAGGCAATTCCCGAAATTTCCGGCAGCTGCTTGACAACGCTTTCCGGCTTGGCTGCGATGGCATTTATGCACTTCCAGATTGGTCTGGATATGAGTATGGTGCTGATTAAGGCGATTATTCTGAGTATTCTGTCTGTATTCACGCTGATGCCGGGTCTTTTGTATTCCTTCAGCAGCAAAATTGACAGCACACATCACAGAAATTTTGTGCCGAATATTACAGGCTTTACGAATGTTGTCATTCGTCTGCGCCATGTAACACCGATTATTTTTGTAGTCTGCCTGATTGCGTCCTTTCTGATTTCGCAGAACTGCCCTTATGTATACAGCTATGAGCATCTGACGACCTATACGAAGAATGATTCGCAGATTGCGGAGGAAAAAATCAAGGATACCTTTACGGCATCGAATATCCTTGCACTGCTGATTCCCAGCGGAGATTATGAGAAGGAGCAGCAGCTGGCGGAGGAGCTGGAGGCAATGCCGGAGGTGGATACGGTTACGAGCTTGGCGACCACAGAGGCGGAGGAAAAGGACGGCGAAACCCTGCATCTGGGAGATAAGATGACACCCAGAGAGCTGGCGGAATTTGCCGATATTGATATTGAGCTGGTGGATTTGCTGTATACGGCGTATGCGGTGGATCAGAAGGAATACGGGCATATCGTGGGTGGTATCGACCATTACGGGGTACCTCTGATTGATATGTTTGAATTTATTTATGATGAGATACAGGACGGCGCAGTTTCTCTGGATGCGGAGCAGCAGAAGGATTTAGATGACCTCTATGATGAGCTGACAGACGGGAAGGACCAGCTGAACAGCGGAAAATACAGCCGTCTGGTTATGGATTTGAATGTATCGCAGGAGAGCGAGGAAACCTTTGCTTTTTTGGACAAGGCAAGACAAACGGCGCAGAATTATTATGGGGATGATGTGCTTCTGGTTGGCAATGCGACAAGCAACTTTGATCTTTCTGCAACCTTTGGGGAGGATAATACCCTAATCAGCATCCTTTCTATTGTGTTTGTTATGATTGTTCTGCTTCTGACGTTCCAGTCGGCGGGGGTTCCGTTTATTCTGATTCTGGTTATCCAGGGCAGTGTATGGATGAACTTTACCTACCCGACCCTGCGCGGCACGCCTATTTTCTTCATGAGCTATCTGGTTGTCAGCTCAATTCAGATGGGTGCGAATATCGACTATGCGATTGTTATCACAAACCGTTATATGGAGCTGCGTCAGAAGATGCCGAAGATTGAAGCAATGAAGCAGTCGCTGAATCTGGCGTTCCCGACGATTTTCACCTCAGGGAGTATCCTTGCGGCGGCAGGTACGGCAATCGGGTTCCTTTCTTCGGATGGGGCGATTTCCGGTATCGGTATTTGCTTAGGCAGAGGGACGCTGCTTTCTATTCTGCTGGTTATGGGGATTTTGCCGCAGCTTTTGCTGTTGGGTGATTTCATCATTGATAAGACCTCCTTCAAGAAGCCGGAGAGGAAGGAAAAGAAGGCAAATGAGGAGGAAAATGAGGAGAAGAAAGAAAACGTGCCAATCGGAAAGGAGGCGGTGGAAGGTGCATAAGGGACTGAAAAAAGGAATTGCCGTTCTGGCGGCTGCGGTGCTCTTTTGCGGCAGCGCTCCCGTGGATATCTATGCGGCGAATACGGTGACGATTTCCACGAGAAAGGACTTTCTCCGCTTTGCGAAAAATTGTACCTTGGACAGCTGGTCGGCAGGGAAAACCGTTGTGCTGACGGCGGATATTGATTTGGGACGCGTGAATTTTTCACCCATCCCGATTTTCGGGGGCACCTTTGAAGGCAACGGGCATACGATTTCGGGGCTGAATCTGGAGCAGGATGGCTCTCAGCTTGGCTTATTCCGCTATGTTGCGGAGGGTGGCGTTGTGAAAAACCTAAAGGTCGAGGGGAACGTAACCCCCGGCGGCAGCAGAAGCAGCATCGGCGGTATTGTCGGTGAAAACAACGGCACGATTACGGGATGCAGCTTTGACGGTACAGTGGAAGGCAAGGATACGGTCGGCGGTGTTGTCGGCAAAAATAAAGGCGAGGTGCGCGAATGCAGTGCATCAGGCGAAATTCACGGTGAGCTGTCTGTCGGCGGCATTGCAGGCGAAAACAACGGTTTTCTGGCGGAATGCAGGAATGAGGCGGATGTCAATACCGAATACGAGGAAAAAAAGCAGGAGCTTTCCGACATTGATACAGATGCGGCGGCAATTCTGGAAAAATACAGAATTTCAAAGGAGAACACCGAGCGCAGCAATCTGACCTATACGGATATTGGCGGCGTGGTCGGTTTCAGCGATGGTGTGGTGCAGGGCTGCGACAACTATGGCGAGGTTGGCTATCCGCATGTCGGTTATAATATCGGCGGTGTGGCAGGCAGACAGTCCGGCTATCTTCTGGGCTGCGACAACAACGCAGCGGTACACGGAAGAAAGGATATCGGCGGG